AATTCTGGATTGAAGTACTCTAGGTAGTCTGTCAGTCGCTGCGGACAGATCTAGAGAATAAAAAGAGGCTGCTTTGTCTGAATAAATCTGTAATCCACTTTTATGATTGAATGTACAATCTGAAGGTATTAATTTCAGTAGTTTAAACATACTAAAATGGATTGCTGATAGCGCCGTTTGTGATACCCAGTCTGCGACTGCGATAACTCGGGCTTTCATTCCTGGTGCAGTAAATGTAACTAATCTTGAGTGAGGCGTCATTGCAAAATCTTTATCTAATTTTATGTTCTCATAAAGAGTGTCAATCAGAATTTGAAAATCTGAAAAACCAGAAAATTGTGATGATACTTGATAAATTGCTTTTCGCTTAGTCTCATCAGATAAAATTGCATTTACGTCAGTAAGAATATTCGTATCATGCGAACCACCAGCAGGTGATGACGCATTTCCCGAATATATAGATAGTTTACAGTAATGTTTAATTGATTCTAAACTTTTGATACTATCTAACCAGATATCAATATTTTTATCTGAGAAGTAGTATTTAAGATTATATTGGAGTGTTTTAGCTCCGTTATAATCTTTTGTTATAGTAGATACATCAGGCACTGCTTTAACTGAAAATTGTCGGTAAATACAAATACTAGAATGGATTATCGAGTAAATCGATGATCTGATTTGATTATCTTGAATTTTCTCAACTTCTAATATTAGTTTTGGGAGAATATTAAGAATATTTAGATAATTAGTATTGTATCGTCCTAAATTTAAATTAAGTATGTCTGTTGTTCTCTGCCCATGATATAAATACTGCTCAAAAGATTTAAATATAATTATGATATCTGATGGACTGACAGAAGGAATTTTTTTTGGAGTAGAAATAGTACCTAATCTTATCATTAATTTTTTAAGATCAGGATTATCTATTTTTTCTGATAATATTTTCTGCTCTTTTTTATTAGGTATGTATCTATCATTTAGCATATATTTGCTGATTGATAGAATATCAAATAAGAAATTATCAAGTAATATTGATACAGAATTATGATTAGTTAAATCTATTCTATCTTTAAATAAAATTAATAATCTTTCGAATATGTCATATCTAAGAGAGTTTTTGATATTATTGTTATGTAAAGCAGCTCTTTGAGCGATGAATTGTGCCATTGTTGATGTATTTTTGTGTTCCTTCTAATTAAAGAAAGACGTCTGTAACATTTGATTTTCGAGGATATTTATATTATTATATTTATCTTTAAAATTATCATTTATTACAAACTTCATATTGAAAAAAAGAACAAATTTAATGTTAATACTTATGCTAGATCAATTTAGCAGGTGTTGAATTTGTATTTTGACTTAGAGAAAATATCTACATTAGTAACTCAGTACTTAGCTAATATAAATATCTATAATATATTGATTAATCTCGGGTTTATGTTCAGCTGCGCTGTTTCAGCGTCTGATAACCTGATTATTTTAAAAATTTAGTTTTGTTCTAAATTTTCATATATAATATATGATTAATCAGTCCCCTGAAATTAAAACCCCTCGGTATCATTTAGATACCTTCGGGGCCTAGAATTATTATAACTCATGAATGGGTATTAATCAGAAATGATTATCATGAATCCGAAAACAGGGCGGGTAAGGAAACTTATCAGGACTAATCGTCTTTATTATTACGGATCCAACACTATTATTACCGGATAATAATTTGCTGAGAAGCAGACGATAATAAAGAGGATTGATGTAAGTACTTCCCTTTGAGAAAGGAAGTAGTGAGCGGACTGTAGGAAGTCTGGCTGCAATACTTGGTAGATGAAAGGTTATAGGAACTGGGACTGGTGTCCAAGAACCTAGTCTACTTAATTCATTAATAATAGTAATTGAAGAAGCGAATTAATATTAGATAGTATTCTATCATTTATAAATCGGCAGACAATTACCATTATCTTTAATATACTGTCGTCCATAGTATTTGATGATCAATCATCTTTGCTATATATTTAGATCAAGGCCCGAAGATATCTAAATGATATCGGAGGGTTTCGATTAGCAGGGAGCATAATATTTCTTTATCAGATTAATTATCTTAGATAGAGTTGTGGCAAGAATATACTTCGTCACGTAATATATTATGGTATATGACGGCATTTTTCTTATGCTGAAGCACTACGTAAGCCCGCTCATCGATGATTTGATCATCAAATCCGGATACCACTTGGTAGTCTATTATTGAATTTATCTTCGATCTTACAATGAAATCGTTTTAATAATTCTAATGGACGGATATACTATAGATTATTTATATTAGTTAAGATTGTTTTAGAAATGGATGTAGGTTAGAGCGATTCATGGATGCTTTTAATAAGAGCTCTTTCTCTTTTGGATAGCATCGGACCGCCGGTAAGCTCTACGTCGTATTTAATCAGACTTGCGTCCGTTAATCTACGATGGAATCTATCTGCCGGTTCTATTAGTGCATCCTGAGCAAATGCAATAAGTGCGATAGATTCAGCGAATTTAGTAACTCGAATTAATTCTTCTTCTTTTCTTACTACACATGCTGAAAGCAAGTTATCGTAGAAAGAGTTCGATTTAAATTCATTTGATTTAAATTTGTCTGCGACAGTAGTAGTGATTGTTTTCACTTCTGAAAATATCGTCGAATTAAATTTTGTTGCTTTTATTTTAGATAAGAGATAATCTACATTATCATTTGAAATCAAATTTTGTTTCCATAAGTAATAATATAGACTAATTCTCAGAATTATGTCGTTTTTGCTGTGGAATAGTTCGAAAACATTATCAACAGTATGAAAATCAATATGATCTCGGAGGTGCCATATAGCTGATTCAGGAGTTATATTACCGTCTATCCAGGCATATACGGCGCCAAATCGGATGGTATTGATTGGGCATCCTTTGATGATGTAATTTCTCGCAAACTCCAAAGTATGTCGGCCTGATTCAGATTTGATAGTTTTCGTTAAATTTACTGACATTCCAATATCTGACATTATATCCAGATATTTTTCATAAGATATTTTACAATCTTTTATCAGTAAATCGTCTCCAACTAATCTATAATTTTCAGACGGTACTTTACAAAGATGGCTGACTATATAATGATGTGTTAGTGCCATTGTAGGCCAAGATGAGAATAATCCCATCCCATTTCCTACAGAATATTTTACTTTAGTTAGTACTTTTTCGAAAGCACTTCCTTTTGTAGTATATTCTCGATCAATTAATTCAAGCCATGCTTGAGCTATTGATTCACCATCATAGCCTAATCTTGTATATAGTCTAGCGATAATTCTGGATTGAAGTACTCTAGGTAGTCTGTCAGTCGCTGCGGACAGATCTAGAGAATAAAAAGAGGCTGCTTTGTCTGAATAAATCTGTAATCCACTTTTATGATTGAATGTACAATCTGA